TTATCCTAAAATTAACTGTTGAAAAGTTTCTGGGAAAGGTAATACAGATTCGTAAGTATCATCACTAAGAACCCAACTTTCATAACTTTCTACATGAGTCATGAAATTACTGATAGTTAGTTGATGCTCGTTAGCAAAAAGGCTTCTATTAACCTTGAGCAATTGAAATATAGCCCTGTTATTAGGAACAATTTTCTCTAACCGAATCTGTAACCATAAATTGTATAAACTAATGCTATGTGGATGACGCTTAGCTCTTTCAGAGATAGGACCATAATTACTCCAATAAGTATGGTTATCTGTCAAATAAGCACTAATTTTTTGCTTTAAATCCTCCAAATTACTTATTGGATCTACTTTCAATTTATCTTTAACATGTTGTACATGGTTCTCTTTCATTTCCATGAGAACATCAACTGTGTAAGTATTTAAATTTTCAGGTTTATCTATAATTGTATGATGTGTAGGGCACAATAAAATTAAATTATTATGACTATGTCTTTCTAAATCTTTTTGACTTGAATCATATCGACAAGAGCCTGGTTTATCCCCTTTAATATGCGCCATTTCACCTAATGTATATCCAGCACCTTGAGGAATAGCTGTAATTTCAATATCACAGTCTGGAAATGCACAACGATTTCCAGATGTACCCCATAATATTTTTAAACTTTTTTCGGTAATCTTAGCCATAAGATTTTCTCAAAACTAACCGCATAATTATAAAGAAAAATCAAAATAAGAACATGATTTAAAATTAAAAATGGCATTAATTGAGTAAAATATAGTTTTTACTGTATAGGCTATTAAAAAAATTCAGATTCGCCTATTTAACATAATGGGCGTTATGTGAAGTAATTCCTTAAAAGTATATAATTTCAAAACTTAAACATTTTACATAATTCAAAAATACTGAAAAAAATCTGCTTTGTAAACAAGGCGGATTTTTTGATCAAGTTTGATATCTTTTGCCAATAAATTAGATTAAAAAGTGATCATAAAATCATTTTCCTGATTTCTCAACGGTCACAACTCTGAAATCATTCTCAATTTCTGCGGATAATTCTTGAAATAAACTCTGATTCGTGTACGCCTAGGCGTACACGAATTTAGGGAATTTGCCAATATACGGATCTCATTCAGTTTCTTATCATGGACACATAGAGAGCAGGATGCTCCAGATAAGAATAACAAGATAAGATACAAGGAATGTAAAGGTACGACAGGAGTCAGACCAACGCATCAAATACGTAAAAAAGCCCGACAGGATGTCGGGTTTTTTTATGCCAAAAATATTTACAAATTAATAATCTAACTACTTACTAGGTAATAAAAGCTCATATTCTTTGAATTTTATAACCTCAACCCCTAACCATTCATTGATCTGTTTTAGTAGGTTTTGGTAATACACAATTTCATTGTAATAAAAAACTTTAGCTGCCTTTTCGACATCACCAAAACCACCTGCATTTTGCGGTACTACACCAATCAATTGAGGTGGTATACGATGCCCTGCTAATTGATCATCACGACTGGCGATTTTAATATTATAGAATTCGTCTTTAGCTGCAACTTCGGCCAATGGAATAACTTTAACACCGTCCTTCGTTCCACCAGGTGTATAAACAAGTAAATTTTTAAAGTTCCCTGCCCCTTTTGAGTTTTCCAGTGAATCCTCTAAATCATCAACATCTTGCTGACTTTGCAGCGCATCTGTCATATGTAAAATAAAACCTGCGTGTGCACCATTTTTATAATAACGACGACGGAATAGCGTTGCTGCTTCATTCAGTAAAATCGCATTAACACTACTTAAATAATTGGGCACACCGTAAATTTCTTGACCGATATCGGATTCATAAACATGAATCATATCTTGTGGTGCAAATTGGTAATTATTGGTTTGATCCCAATCAAGTTGGTAATAACTGGATAAATCTAAACCACGACGAATATTGAGTGCTGGTCTAGATCCAATTCCAATAATCCCATTAAAACGATTTCTTTTGATATGTGCGTAACAGTTTGCAAAGGTCAAAAGATTCAAAGCCAAAGCATTAAACTCATGCCGACTTAATAAAGGATGAGGAATGTAATCGCTAGTCAAGATATTACGTTTTACAATTAAAGCACTGGTGTGATGACTGGTTGCACGAAATAATTTAGCCGTGGCCAACATGTCATATGGAAGCTCATACCAATCTTGCCATTTAGGACAATAACCATATTCGAATAGGTCATGCCCGTCTAAAACAGGCTGCGCTTCCCCAAAATTCTTACATATAATTTTACTGGTTGGAGCAGCTGCTGTTTGATGTGTTGGCAACACACGTAAACGATCCAACTGCTGAGATAGCATAGATTTTATATTCATGATTTAAATACTCTGATTCGGCTACGTGTTGCGCCTTGTTGAGATGGATCGGTAATATCGACAATCGGTGCTCTTTCTAAACCATTCATAATTGCCCAAGCCAAATCACCATGACCATTTTCAGCAGAGCGACTTGTAACCAAAGTTTTATTACCACCACCACTGGTCATGGCTTTTTTAATAGAAAGGAAGGCTTTGGCGACAGTTGTTAAACCGGCATCAAAATTAAGTCGTCTTTTTTGAAATAACTCTTTGGCTCTAAGCCCCATACGAATTTTTAATTCAGGGTTATAGTTCAATCTAGTGAGTGCCGGGAAAAATTTAGACACATATTCAGAAACAGAAAGACCATTACCAGTGTTATCAATTCCAATAAAAGTGACGTTGTAACGTGCACAAACTTTTTTGATATATAGCGCTTGTTCTTGAGAAGTCTGCCCTTTGAACTGTTTTACTTCTAAGATTCGATAAGGGGATAGAGGCGTTTGCGGTGGAGCAATGACTGCAAGTGCAGCATTATCACCTGTGAATGACGGATCATAGCCAATCCATACTTCACCGTCATAATGTGGTGTTTGAGTCGGATTAAAATCGTTCCAAATTTCCCATGAATCCACCATATTAGGAATAATATCTTTGAGTGGAAAATAAGAACCTGAATCATCAATAAAATCACAATCAAATAAATTGGCAAACTCTTCATCACCATACTCGGCTAGCAAGTCATCCCGGTCAAAAAGATCACAACCCTTCTCTTCGGCTGCATCCAAAGTCACAATTTGACGAGTCTTTCTATCCGCACATTTGACGGGCATTTTTAATGCGATTTTACTGACATCAATTTCAATTGGTAATTTACGCTTGCTGTCAGTACCCGTCCAAAACGCATAAGCTTCATGCAAAATGCTGGATGGCGTCGACATATAAATTTGCTTATACATCTTTTGTGAAGCCATCGCTGAAGCGACTTTTTTGAATTTTAAGAAGTTACGAATCCAAAAGAACTCATCCATAATGACATCACCATGGCGTCCTTGTGCTGTAAGCGCATTTGTTCCTAAATAATATAGAGTTGCTTGTCCATTGGGTCCATTGACAACAATTGGATCTCCTGTTAATTCGATGCCAACAACTTCCAAACAAAAAGCTTTGATGTACTCAATAAACTGATATGCCTGTGCTCTTGAAGCTGACATAAAAATTTTATTCTTACCTGTTTTAAGTAAGTCAATAAATGCCCATAACGCAATGATAAAAGTCGCACCAATTTGACGAGATTTTAATAAAATAAAAATTCGAGACCAGGATATTGCATCCATCCATTCCTCTTGGTAAACAAATAAAAAATCTTGAAATGCTTGTTCAAGCAATGCCAAATCATCTTCAGTAATTTGATTTTTAAGTTTGCGTTTTTTCGGTTTGTTATTGCGATTTTCTAATTTTGGATTGAGATCTGCTTGTGTTCCACCTGCGCGATATTTTTCAATTCGAGCAAAACGTTCAAATTGAATCCCGATAAAATCCATTTCTTTATAGTTGGCATTACTTTTATTTTCCATAAAAGTCAGCGCTAAGTATCTAACTTTTAAACCTATCGTTAGATCATCGAATAAATCTGCTTTTTCCCAACTATCACGTTGCTTCCAACTTTCTACCGTTGCCCGATTTTCTTCTAATTGTTTTGAGATTTCAGACACAGTCATGCCCATCGCAAATAGGATTCGTCCATGTTGCCGTGGGTTTAGATTCTCGAAAGTCAAAGGATGTGATGTATTCATGCGCTTAATGTAGCGCTATGTGTTCATTTTCAACGAATAACAAAATCCTGATTAAGCGTTAAACAGGATTTAGATCGTTGCGACCTCCCTGTCATCACAAGCAGACTGCATACATCAGAAACATAGATGGAAATTTAAATAATGGGACTACCAGGAGAAGGACGTGTAGAAAAACGCTTTCGAGTTGCCCGTGAAGGTCAAACGGTTGATGGTCGTGAATTGAGTCGTCAAGAAATTCAAGACATGGCCGATACATACAATCCTGAACATTATGCAGGGCGCATCAACATTGAGCATTTTGCTGGCTGGTCACCTGAACCACCATTTAATGCATATGGCGACATTATCAAAGTTGAAGCTGTTGAAGAAGGCGGAAAACTTTGTCTTTACAACACAATTTCTGCCTTACCAAATTTTGTGGCCATGAATAAAAATGGACAGAAAATATTTCCCTCAATTGAGTTTTATCGCAATTTTGCAGGGACAAATAAAGCCTATCAAGTCGGTCTTGGCATGACTGATCAACCTGCATCACTGGGAACTCAAGCTATTAAGTTTTCATCAAATCAATTTTCTTTACGCACTCAACCCGATTCGGAGATTTACATGTCATTGACAGCTCCAACTGAAATCAATTCAGTTCCAACCGATCAAAAAGGTTTATTAGAACAACTTAAAACCTTACTCACACCGTCAAAGCCGACTGAAAGTGAAGATGAGTTTAAAAAGGTGGTTACCCAAGGTCTTGTTGCTGTTTTTGCATCGATCAAAGACTTGAATGAGAAATTCAGTACATTGAGTCCGGCACCTGCAACAACTACAACACCTGTTACAACGCCTGTAGCTCAAACCACAAAACAACCTGCAGCTGCGCCACAAGATGATTTAAGCAAAGTACTCGAACCGATTTTGCAATCAATTCAAGGCTTACAAACTCAATTCAACCAACTTTCAACGACTCCAGTCAATCTTCCACCTGCAGCTGCAGGCGGTGAAGCTGACAAAGTTGATTATTAATAGGGATACAAATAAATATGTCAGTCGCTCTTAATCCCATTGCCCGTACAAAATTATCTGCTTATATGGCCGATGTTGCCCGTGCAAATAATGTTGAAGACGTTAGATATACATTTGCAGTTCAGCCTGTCCCTGAACAAAAAATCATTGCTGCTTATCAAGAAGCAGCAGATTTTTTAAAGCAAATTAATATATTTCCAGTGGACAATGCAAAAGGTGAAAAAATTGCCCTGCTTGTAGGTACTACCATTGCAGGGACAACTGATACTCGTGTCAAAGCACGTGCACCAACCGCAGTCGGTTCGCTCGATTTACTAGATGAATATGATTGTACTCAGACTAACTATGACGTCGCCTATTACTGGTCATTACTAAATGCATGGAAACACCATCCAAACTTTAAAGCCAAATTACAATCTATGGTTGTTCGTGCAGTAGCATTGGATAAATTATGTATTGGTTTTAATGGCCTATATCGTGCTCCGACTTCAGACCGTGTGGCTAATCCCCTTTTACAAGATGTAAAAAAAGGTTGGCTACAAAAGATTCGTGGCAATGCGCCTGAGCAACATTATGCAGGCGTTGATGACGGTACAGGAAAACTTGTCACCAAAATTGGCGCAGGCAATGAGTTTAAAACACTGGATGGTTTAGTTGAATTTGCAGTTGAAGAATACATCGCAGAACAACATCGCGATAGCGGTTTAATCGCAATTTGTGGTCGTGGGGTACTCAGCGATAAATATTTACCATTGCTGAATACCATTCAAGATCCAACGGAACAATTGGCTGCTCGTACAATCTATGCCAATAAGCAGCTTGGTACTTTACGTGCCCTGCATGTGCCTAAATTCCCTGCAAAAACCATTCTAATTACGACGCCTGACAATCTATCAATTTACCTTCAGTCAGGTACTTTAATGCGTTCTATTGCTGAACAGCCTGAATGGGATCGTGCTGTGGACTTCCAATCCGTGAATGAAGATTTTGTAGTGGAAGACTATACAAAGGCAGTTCTTATCGAAAACATTGAGGTACAAGACTAATGGCAACGAATTCAATGCGTGAGCATCGTGAAAAGATGCTCGCAATCAAAGCGCAACAACAAGCAAAAAGCCAAGATCCACGCCTAAAACGTAAATCGGTCATTATGGGTGTTGCGCCTGCTTCGCCTGAAGGTGATAAAACCGTTATCACACCAACCTCACCAACGGCAAATATTGAATTGCGTTTGTTCAATCACATGAACCAATTAAAAGAAATCAAATCAACTCAGGAAAAAATAGCCAAGAAAAAAGAATGGCTTCCTGAATATTTGGGTTACATCGATGGTTGCCTAGCTGTTTCCCCTTCAGCTCAAAATACAACATTAGTGACGTTAATGATTTGGGCCGTAGATGCAGGCGAATATGAACTTGCGGTACGTATTGCTGAATATGCGATTTTAAATGAAATGGTGATGCCTGAAGGCTACAGCCGTGGCATTGCAGAATTCGTTACAGAGCAATCCGCTATAGATTTTTGTGATGATTCTGACCTTGCCATTGCCCATGCTGAACTGATTAAAAAAATCATAGAGTTGGGTGTCGGTGAACAAATGGTGGATCAAGCCCGTGCCAAAATTTACCGTGCGCTTGGGGATGCATTAAACGAGGCGCAGCCTGTTGAAGCACTCAATGCCTATAAAAATGCCTTGCGACTCGATGTTAAAGTCGGCTGTAAAAAAGATCTTACCGCCCTTGAAAAACGATTGAGTAAGCAAACAACCGAGTCGTCTCCCGACGCCACTGTCGGCTCGCAGGCTGATACATCTGTAGATCAAACTGCCGATGCCTCAGTACCTGCGTCCACCGACTCCACCACGGCTGCGGAGTAGGTCAAATGTTACTAAATGCACCTGTACCTGATAATGAAGTCGAAAATCCTGATCCAATGCGTCCCAATGTCAGTATTTCAGATTTATTGAGTCAGGTGCGTTTAGACAAATCCAATGGCGAAGTACTGCTGACTGAAAAAATCATGCTCGCCATGGATAACATTAATGATCAAACACTTTTACTTAATATCGAAACTGATACTCAAATTCGATATTACAAACGTGCAGTTTGCTATGAAGCAGCTGCACTGATTTGTGAAGATAATTTAGATTTTGATACCACAACAACAGGACAAACCCGTGGTGAAAATCAACAAGTTAAAACGCAAGCTTTACGTCGAACAGTGAATTACAGCATCGGTAAATTAATTAGTAAAGGCAGACCAAAACGTAACCGAGTAAAACTGATATGAATCAGATCAAAGCAATGCAAAACGATACTTTTGATTCAATCGCTTACCGCTACTACGGCAATCAGTCGGTGGTCATGTTACCTGCATTGCTTGAAGCAAACTCAAATTTGCAACAAGTGGTTTTACAAGAACACCAAGTTATTAATTTACCTGAACTGCTACAAGCTCAACGGCCTCAGACAATTAAATTATGGGATTAGTTATGTTTGAACACTTAACATCCCTCAAGGGGAAAACGATGAATGATCCGCTGTCAATTAAGGGGTTACCATGGCTTTTTAAAATTATTGCAGCGATCATGGGCGCGATTCTCGCCTTGATTTTAAGTGGTGATATTGACACCCAAGGTCGTATAAAAATCACCGTTGGTGTGATTTTAAAATTTTCGATTAGCGTAACAATCAGTTTATATGGTGGTGCTGCTTGCATTGAATATTATCAATTACAGCAATACTCACATATGGCTCAAGGTTTTGTGATGTTACTTTTTGCCGTGTTTGGCATGTTGCTGATTGGTATTTGGTATCAATCTATGCAGTTACTCAAAGGTAAAACCTTTAGCGAAATCATTGCTGAAGTTAAAGCTGCTTTTGCTGCAATGTTCAATAAATAAGGAAATCATCATGTCTCTTACATTTGATCAAGCCTTTGATCGTCTCATTGGCCATGAAGGTAAATTTACAAATGATCGTCAAGACCGTGGCAATTGGACGACTGGTGTAATTGGTAAAGGTCAACTCAACGGCACAAAGTATGGTATTTCTGCCATGACTTATCCTGATTTAGATATTAAAAGTTTAAGCCTTGAACAAGCCAAAAATATTTATAAACGAGATTGGTGGGACAAGATCAATGCCGATCAAATCGATTCTGCCCTTGTTTTTCAAGTTTGGGATTTTGCCATTAATGCAGGCATGGGAACCGCCAAACGTAAGCTACAATTGGCTGTAGGCGTGTTAGATGATGGCATCATCGGAAACTTAACAATTCAAGCCATTAATAAAGCAGATTTGAATGATATTTTATTGAAATTCAATGCAGAACGATTGAAATATTATACAAGTTTAAGCACTTGGCCGCGCTATGGAAAAGGTTGGACCTTACGTGTTGCAAGTCAGCTAAATTATGCAGCAGTGGATAATTAAATCATGATCGCCTTGATCGGTTTAAAAACATTTTTGCAAGAAAAATTGCCGGATATGACTGCAGACAAATGTCATTTATTTATTGTGAATGGCACTCAAGCAAAAGGTTATCTAGATTATACCGTTCGACTTTTATTTCTTGATTATCGCTTAGATCCAATTGAAGTCATCATGCTAATTCGGAGTTGGCTTAAATCACAAAATCTACATTTAGACACCACGGGCAATGATCTACAAATTTCATTTAGTTCTGAAATTATTGATAAAGATACCTTTGACCTTGAAGTTGACTTTCCACAACGGGATAAAGTGGTAATAGATGATCAGGGCTATCATATTTGCCCTGAGTTGGAATGGAGTGATTTACAAGGTGGATTCATTCCGAAAGGTTCAGAATAGTGAAATCATTTGCTGCTTTAAATCGTTGGTTTGATCAATATCTTAAGCACCTAGAGCCATCTCAACGACGAGAATTAATGCGTCGTTTAGCTCAAGGATTAAGAATACGATCTAAAGACAGAATTAGTCAGCAAAGAGATCCAAACGGTAATCGTTTTACGCCAAGAAAAAGGGATCAAATTGGAAGTATTAAACGTAAAGGTGCCATGTTCAAAATGATTGGCCAACAATTAAAAATAGAATATTCAGCCGACAAAGCTTCAGTAGGTTTTGGTGGACGTACAGCCCAGATTGCGAAAGTACACCAGGAGGGAAAAACGATCCGCCCTACTGATCATGCAAAACCAACTAAATACCCAATTCGTGAATTGGTTGGTTTTAGTCAAGATGATCAAAAATGGATTGAATCTAAAATTCAAACTTATTTAAAAAATTAAATCACTAGCACAATAACTTTATTAACATTATAATTTTAATAATTTTTTATTTATAAAATTCTTATATGACTACAAATAATACAGAACATGATTCAACTGATTTAGATAAAATTAATAAAGATATAACAAATCATAGATTTCGTGCATTTCTACTTATTATTCTAATTGTAGTTTTATATCTATTTTTAGCAGATAAGACCTTACCAGAAAGTGCTCAATCCTGGGGTACTTTTGGGGACTTCATAGGTGGTATTCTAAATCCGATTTTTGCTCTTTTTGCTTTCTACTGGCTTACCTATTCTGTACGACTACAAATTAAAGAATTAAAAGATACTCGTTCAGAATTACAAAAAGCAGCGAATGCTCAAGTTGAAACAGCTAGACATCAAGAGAATATTGCAGAGTTAGAAAAACAGAATGTAGAAATACAAAAGAACATACTTGAATTACAAGAAAAAAGCCTAATTACTCAAATAAAAGCAAACGAGAGTCAGCAAAATCAAACATCTATTCAAAACTTTGAAAGTTTATTTTTTCAATTACTAAAAACAAAAAACGATTCTTTAGATGATATTGAATATAAAAAATATACATATGGAAGTGATGGTGAAGTTACTAATACACTTGTATTAAAATCAGTAGATGCTATAAAAAATCATATGATAGATTTTAAATCAAGCCCTAAAAAAAATTGGCTAAATTATTATGAAGAAAATATGCTTGATTATACTGGAAGCTATTTTAGAATTTGCTATCAAATAGTAAAATTAATCGATAATAGTAGAATATTATCATCTGATATCCATAAAGATATGATTTTAGATTCAAGCTACTCTACTGAGCAAAAAAAATATTTTGATATCTTCAGAGCAACGCTAACTAAACATGAAATAGAAGCTTTCTTTTTCAATTGTTTAAATGATTATGGAAATAAAAAATTTAAAAAACTAATTGAAAAATATGGTCTCTTTGAACCATTACCTATTGATAACTTTCGTTTAAATGAGAGTAATCATCGCCTAACTAGGTATGCATATCATTACGATCCAATAATTTTTGAAGAAAACAATATTTGGGTAAATTATTACTATGAAATAAGTAAAATAGATACAATGATTAGTTCAGAAAATTTAAGTTACATATTTAAATCTCTGAAAGATTTAAATATAATTAAAATCAGAAATTCTCATGCTTTTGATTGGAGAAATATAGAAAGTAATTCAGGTTTTCATTATGAATTTATGAACCACATAATCACAAAAAATATTTTTAATTTTTTCTCAGAAAAAAATATCAATATAATAAAAAATTCATTCCCATATAGTGATATGAATGCAAATATCTCCACAAAAAAAGAAACAATATCTAATATTCAAAATCATATTAAAAATCTTATTTCTTATTTCAAAGAAAACAAAATAAAAGATTACAATGATAAAATCGCTCCCACCTCTCACTTCCCTCAAAATAAAAAATCAATAAGTGAATTAAATGAAATGATATATCTTTTAAATATTGAAATCCAATCTTATAAAGATCAAATTATTAATTTAGATAAAATACTTTCCTCAATCCAATATTCAGAAGCTACCAATACTGTTTTATTATTAATACATTATGGTATATCATTAAAAGAATACACCAATTACCTTAATTCCAGTCAATCTACTGATAACTCGCCACAACAAAGTTAATTTAATAAGATCACCTTTTTGCAATCTCGATTGGTGCATGATTTAAAATTAAAATATGCAAATTACTATTGATTTTGTGTTATTTATCTAAAAAATACTATGCTTTTTTTTACGATAGATCTGATTATGGGATCATAAATCCAGTATTTTTGAATTTAAGCGATACATTTACTTCATTCAATCTACATCCTATTTGCGTTAGTAGCCAGAACTATAAAATTAAATCAAACCACACAAAATCCTGATTAAACGCTAAACAGGATTCAATTCCTCGCACTTTAAAAACAAAATGTTCATGATTTCAAACATGGGCATTTTTACGTTTAAATCATCATGAGCAGTCAACTTTTACGCCAATTTCAAAACCTATCCAGTATTGGAACTGTAATAGCAGTCGATGCTTCAGCATGGAAAATTCGCTTAAAAATTGATGAAAATGAGACTGATTGGATTCCTATTCCGACCATGGCTGCAGGCGTTGTTAAAATTTGGCGCTGTCCATCGATCGGAGAACAATTTTCAGTTTCAGCACAAGGCGGTGAGCTGACTAATTCGGTACCACAAATCAGTTTGTTTTCTGAAGATTTTCCTCCCCCAAGCGTAGACCCTGACGAGGTTTATATTCAATTAGGTGAACATTCTTTTGTTGTCAATGTCGCTTCAGGGGAAGCCATTTTTAAATTAAGTAAGTGCACCTTTGATATTCCTGAAACTGAATTTACTGGTCAGGTCAAAATTCTAGAAAAATTGGCCGTTACACAAGGCATTCATGCCCAACAAGATATCACCTCTGATACAGATGTCATCGCCAAAAATATTAGTTTAACCAAACACAAAACATCCAATGTCGAAGGTGGCACCGACACTTCAGGAGTTCCAATACCATGAAAGGAATGCATCGAAGTACTGGTAAAGCAATTACAGATAATGATTCATTTCCTGAGCATTTGTATCAATCTATGCATGACATTTTAAGCACTTTGATCGGCACTCGATTATGTCGAAGAAATTACGGCTCACTTGTTCCGCATCTGATTGATCAACCCTGTAATGATTTTACCAAGCTTCAGATTATGAATGCCTCAGCGACTGCACTAATTCGCTTTGAGCCTCGCATCAAAATTAGTCAAGTACAAGTTAGTCAAGCTGCAGCTGTTGTGGGCTATTGGCTGATTACTATTCTAGGCAATATTAAGACCATTACAGGTACTCAAACAGTTAAACAAGAATTTCTAATCGGGGCAGCTACATGAGTTCAAATCGTATCGATCTTTCTGCTTTACCCTTTCCAAATGTAATAGAGCAGCTCGACTTTGAAGCAGAGTTAAATGCATGCAAACAAGATCTCATCGCAAGAGATCCTGAACTAGCACCAGTATTAAATTTTGAAAGTGAGCCAATCGTTAAAGTACTTGAAACTTTTGCTTATCGCTTATTGCTTAAAACGTCTCAGATTAATGCCAAAGCAAAAGCCCTTATGCTGGCCTATGCAAAAGGCGCAGATTTAGACCATTTAGCAGCTAACCGTAATGTTTATCGAAAAACAATTATTGAAGCAGATCCTACCGCAAACCCACCGATTGAAGCTGTTATGGAAGATGACGAGGATTTGCGTCGTCGAGTTCAATTAGAGCCTGAAAGTAAATCTGCAGGTTCAGTCGGCGCATATCAATTTTGGGGTTTAGGTGCACATGGCCATGTTAAGGATATCGCGGTAGAAATGCCTGCAGCTGGATACGTTGATATATTTGTACAAAGTCATATTGATGATGTTGCGCCTCAAACTTTACTCAATATTATCGATGTCGCATTAGATCCTGGTACTAAGCGTCCGTTTACAGATGCTGTAACTATAAAAGCAGCCACACCTTTTGAATGGGCAGTAAACGCTACTTTAGTTTTATTCCCTGGTCCTGATTCTGCAGTGGTTCAAACGGCTGCTGAAGAGGCACTCAACACCTACATTAAAATGGTTAATGCTTTGGGGTATGACGTCACTCGCAGCGGAATTTTTCACGCTCTACATGTGGCAGGTGTACAAAATGTCAATTTGACTTCGCCAGCGAGTGACTTCATTTTAGCCAAAAGCCGGTATGCAAAATGTATTGGCACAACGCTAACAATTACGGAGTTTCGCGATGTCTAAACTCTTGCCTCCGAACGCCACAAAACTTGAAAAAAATATTGAGCAGCTTGGTGAAAAAATTACTGCACTTCCCGTCCCTTTTGTTGATTTACATCGTATTCATCTTTGCCCTGTTGCTCACTTACCTTGGCTTGCATGGGAGCACCGTGTCGAGTATTGGCAGCCTAACTGGGTCGAATCACAAAAGCGTAATGCCATCACAGAAAGTAAGGCTTTCAATGCACAACGTGGTACCCGATCTTCCATTGAAAGTTTACTTTCAACTGTCGTCCCACAATTCCAATTAACCCCTTGGCATGCACTCATCCCAAAACAACCGCCATTTACTTTTATAGTCAATATTCCGACTAGTTACCTGCTAACGATTGACCAATTACTTCAAGTATTAACGGCCATTGAAGCAACAAAATCGGCAAGAGATGCGTATTCAATTACGGCAAAAGTTAAAACAGAAAGTCATTTTAATGTTGTTGGTGCATTACATACGGGTGCAACCGTTTATCTATCTACAATTTAATAAGGTTTAAATTATGGCTGCAAAATACTATGTCGCTTTGACTGAGTACGGTTCATCATTGATTGCTCAAGCTCATAATGTTGTCAGCATTCAACTCACCGCAATGGTAATTGGTGATGCAAATAATCAACCCTATGAACCTATTGATCAAAAAAGCCGAACATCTTTAGTCAATGAACGGGCTAGAGTTCCTATTCAGTCTGTTGAAGTACTAGGGCAAACTGCACGAGTCTCTGCCACGATTGAAGCAAATATCGGTGGTTTTAATATGCACGAATATGGCTTTATCGATGCCACTGGCCAACTGGTTTATATTGGTAATTATCATGGCGCATACAAACCGGTGATTGCTGAAGGTGCAGGTGGTGAACTTGAAATTGTCACCGAAATTAAAGCTGATTCAGGCGCTCAGGTTTTAGTCGAAATTGATTCCCACGTTGTCACTGCAAATAAACAATGGGTTTTAGATCAAATCAATAGTTTAAAAGAAACCATTTTAAGCCGACATGATATTGCCATTGGCGATCCATTCATCACCACAATCTTATTCAATAATTCAGATGCAGTGAATAAACATAAAGGATATGGCGAATGGCAAAAGTCGGGTGATGGTCATGCCCTGGTCAGCCGTGCCCTAGAAAGTAATGAACTTGCGCCTAGTTTTATGAAAGTAATAGGCAACACCGGGGGCGAATATACCCATAAATTAAGCATTGAAGAATTACCAAAACATCGCATTAATATCGATGCAACAATAACCGACAGCCCTGGTAGTGCACGTCCTTCATTTAATTTTTCAACTGATAAGCCTGCTGACTTAAAAACTAACGAGATTGGTGGCGATAAAGCCCATAATATCGTGCAAAAATCTATGGTGGTCGATGTTTGGATTCGTATTGCATAAAAGCAAAATCCTGATTAAGACTTAAACTGGATTGTACTTATAGAATATTAAAAATCTCAGACCGCATGATGACTTCAAATCCACCAAACCAATATATTTGGAGTAATCATGGCTGAGTTTCATCACGGAATATCAAAACGTGAACCCACTTCAGGCATCATCCCGATGCGAGATGCTGACACCAATGTCATCGGACTCATCGCCTTTTCAGATGATGCCGATGAAAATGTTTTCCCACTTGATACACCGACTTTAGTGACATCAATCAATTGCGCACTAGCAGCTTCAGGAACTCAGGGTAATTTAAGAGCATCCTTAGAAACCATGTCCGCGATTACTTCACCAACACTTGTGGTTATTCGTATTGAAAATCCATTTAAAGGTGAGATTTTTAATCAAAGCCTGGTCATTGGTACAACCTTACCAACTGGCCAACGCACAGGTATCCAAGCTTTACTGACTGCAAAATCAATCTTGGGAATCACACCTAAAATTAATATTGCACCATGTGTAGAAACCCCTGAAGTCGTCCAAGCTTTGGCAGCTGTCAATAAGAAAATTCGTGCATTTTCTTATGTCACCCCACGGGATATGTTCGGGGTAATGCTTGAAACCATGCAAGACGTTACAGCCTATCGAGACACGCTTTCAGATCGTGAAATCATGCTGATTTGGCCTGAATTTACCAGTGGCAATGTGCTTCAAGGGAATAATATTCCTCAACCCAGTGGTGGACGTATCGATTACACCATTAATGGAATCGTAAATACCCAATACTTGAAAGGTGCAGAATTCGAACAATTCAAATCTTTAAATATCACCCATGTGATTGTTTATGAGGGTGTTGAATATCTTGGTGATGGAGCATTTTACGATAATAAGATTTCAGGAAAACTCGTTTTCCCTGAGTCATTACAACGGATTAAACAAAATACCTTTGCAAATAATCAAATCAGCGAAATCATTTTACCTACAAAATTAATCGAACTCGATAGCTTTGCATTTGCAAATAATCAAATCAAAACTGTGACTGCATTAAGCCTGATACCACCAACCATAGGTAAAACCTTTGCATCATTTTCAAATAACCCATTAGAAACAATATATGTACCTGCTGCTTCAGTAGATGCCTATAAATCAGCTTGGGATATTTATGCAAATTTCATTCAACCATTGAACTGACTAAATGCAAAAATCCTGTTTAAGACTTAAACAGGATTGATCTTATAGAATAATAAAATCTCAAACCGCATGATGACTTCAAATCTGCCAAAACAACATATTTGGAGTAATCATGGCTGAGTTTCATCACGGGATATCCAAAAGAGAACCCACGTCAGGCATCATCCCGATGCGAGATGCTGACACCAATGTCATCGGACTCATCGCCTTTTCGGATGATGCAGATGAAAATGTTTTTCCACTCGATACACCGACTTTAGTGACATCAATCAATCGCGCACTTGCAGCTTCAGGGACTGAAGGTAATTTAAGAGCTTGTTTAGAAACCATGTCCGCGATTACCTCTCCAACATTGGTGGTTATTCGTATTCAAGACCCGTTTAAAGGCGAAGTTTTTAATCAAAGCCTGGTCATTGGTACCACATTGCCAACAGGCCAGCGTACAGGTATCCAAGCATTGCTGACTGCAAAATCAATCTTGGGAATCACACCAAAAATTAACATTGCACCGGATGTAGAAACCCCTGAAGTCGTCCAAGCCTTGGCAGCCATCAATAAAAAAATTCGTGCTTTCTCTTATGTAACACCACGGGATATGTTTGGGGTAATGCTTGAAACCATGCAAGACGTTACAGCCTATCGTGACACGCTTTCAGATCGTGAAATCATGCTGATTTGGCCAGAGTTTACCAGTGGAAATGTCTTCTTGGGAAAGTCGCAAGGCCAATGTGATCCATCGTATTTTGCGGTTGAAAATATGGCAATGGATTTACCAATATCGGCTCAATATACGATTACTTATGATCTTCAAATTCCTGATGAAGATATAGATTTTAAAAATAAGGTGCTCGTTATGGACAATGAAACCAACGGTACCAGAGCTGAATTTGAAACGATTATTCATCGAATTTTAAATCTTGTAAGTAACCGCCAATTACTCACGGGTGGTGGTGGTGGAGTTGCATATTTTCAATCCTTTAATGGTTGGATTATGGGTGGTGATGGTTCTGCCTTTAAAGGCGCTGCGACACTTACTTTAAAAAAATCTTTGAATGCAGAATATGATTTTTTTGATTTTTTAAGAAGACAAGATTCTGCGACACCATTGGTTAGCCCTCTTGAAATCCACTCTTGTGGTGTTCAAAACTTTTTAGGACTTTAATATGGAACTTACATACGGACCAGGCATCCTCTCTGCCGTCGTGGCTGCCGCTGCTTTACGTGCTGAAACTGATAAAAAAGTCGGCTGGCATAAATCACTTTCAAATATTCCAGTGACTGGACCAACAGGAATCAGTCGCCCTATTACTTGGGATCTAGAAGATCCTGACACTGACGCTGGCTATCTCAACAGCAAAGAAATCACAACGCTAATTCAACATCAAGGCCTTCGTTTTTGGGGCAACCGCACTTGTTCTGCAGATCCTAACTTTGCATTTGAAGTCTCAACACGAACAGCCCATTTTCTACTTGATACCATTATTAATGGCTGTTTCCCCTTTGTTGATGAACCCTTAACGCCTTTCTTGGCCAAAGACATTATTGACTCAATTGATGCAGAGCTTCAGGAGCATGTCGGCGAAAAACACCTATTGGGTGCATCGGTTTGGTATGACCCAAATGAGAACTCAACAACACAATTACAGCAAGGGCAAATGTGGGTCGATTATGACTACACCCCTATTCCACCACTTGAAAATCTAGGCTTAAACCAACGTATCACAGGTCGATACTTGGTCGACTTTGCTCAGTTGATCAATGGCGCAAACACCACAGAAGGAGTTTAAGCATGTTACCAAGAACGCTTAAAAATTTTAATGTCTTCGTCAATATGCATTCATGGGCAACTGTAGCCGAAAGCTTCAACATCCCGAAAATCACCAAAAAGACTGAAGACTTCCGAGGCGCAGGCATGATTGGTGATGTCGCTTTGGCCATGGGCTATGAAAAGCTTGAAGGTGAAGTGACCTATGCAGGTTTTGACGTCAAACAATACCGACAATTGGGGGTATGTGGGACCAACGATTTACCTGTGCGTTATGTCGGCATTTACGAGAATCAAGATACCTGCAAGATTCAAAATGTCGAAATTTATATGCGTGGCCAGGCATTGGAGCTTGATCCTGGTGCCTCAAAAAATGGCGATAAAACTGAAATTAAAATGACTTACAACTACACCTATTACCGCATGGAAGTCGATGGGGTGATCGAAGTTGAACTAGATTTCATTCGAGGTATTGAACGCTTTGGTGACAGTAATCTCGTTGCCGATATCAAAAGATTACTTGGTCTTTAATAGACCAAGTTTTACCCCCCATTTCTATATTTAAATCAGAGAAAATCATGACTAAAGCAACTGAAAAAACCACTCAAGCACTTAATTCAGAAACCATCACAGATCCGAATGTTAAAACAGCAATTTTAGAAAACCCCATCCTTCGAGGTGAGATTCAAATTACTGAAATTCAAATTCGTAAACCCAACGTCGGTACTTTACGCAATTTAAGCCTACAGGATGTGCTCAAGTGGGAAATTAATGCGGTGAATACCGTACTTACCCGTGTCACTCAACCTGCCCTTAATGTGGCTGAATTAAACGCCATGGATGTATCTGACTACACCACTTTAACAGTGGAGCTCACCAGTTTTTTAGTCAGTGCGAAAGCCAAATCCCAAGCAGCGTTGATGACGTCATAGCGAACCTTGCTGTGGTTTTTCATTGGACACCGAAAGATTGTGAACATTGGGAAATAGAAGAATTAATGCAATGGAATGAACGAGCGCGCGCACGTTCTGATGTCAATCATTGACCAGGTAAAAATATGAGTAGTCTAAGTCTAAGTGCAATTTTAATGATCGTGGATGAAGCTACTCGTCCTCTTAAAATGATTCGTCAGAATTCGGATAACACCGAAAATTCTATTGAAGATCTTACCCGGAGCATTGACCGCTTAAATCGAACTTTAGGCGGTTCAGATGCACAACAATATAATCAATCCCTAAAACAAACAGAAAAATATTCCCATGCCGTTCGATCAGCAACAAAAATGTTGGTGACTGAATATGGTCATGTAGATCATGCATTATCCGCAGTCCTCAATAAAACAGATCAATGGAATGCCAAACTTGCTGAAAGTAGAGCAGCAATGCGAGAAGAATTTAAAAGCATGGCCATAGGCGGTATCGCTGCAGGCGCAGGTCTTTATAAGTTTTTTCAACCTGCCCTTGAGTTTGAAAAACAAATGAGTGGTGTTCAGGCGGTTTTAGATTTAGAAAAACACAGCAAAACAATGAAAATGCTTGAGGATGATGCGCGTAAATGGGGCGCAGCGTCATCATTTAGTCCAAAGGAAGCTGCAGAGGCACAATTCAATTTAGGTTCAGGCGGTTTTAATCCGAAGCAGATCCATGAGGCTTTAGGCGGTACATTACAATTGGCTGAAGCAGGCAAGGTCGAACTTGCTGAGGCAGCGCAAATTGCCATAGGTACACTGAATGGATTCGGTTTAGCAGCCAAGGATATCAACCGAGTTAATGATATATTTTTACAGTCCACCAATGCCACTGCAACCAGTGTTCAAGGTTTAGGGGAAACCATGAAGTATGTTGCACCCGTTGCCAAGCAATATGGTGCAAGTATTGAAGAAACCACCGCAATGGCTGGCCTATTGGGAAATAATAATATTCTTGATACTCAAGCCGGTACTTCGCTTCGTGGCATCATGTTGCGTTTAGCATCCCCACCAAAAGCAGCCAAAGCTGCGCTTGAGTCGTTAAATGTCACTACCGTAGATACCAAAGGTAATCTACGTGATATGTCTGATATTTTGGATGATATTCGAAAATCCACTGCAGGTATGGGTTCACAAAAACGTCTAGAACTCATTTCAGATATTTCAGGTGTCGAAGCTGCTTCAGCAATGGCTGTATTGGTTGATCAAACAGCAATACTTGATGAAAACACAGGCAAAACTGTAAATAAGATTAAGCAACTCACCAGTGAGCTCGAAAACTCTGAAGGCGCAGCTGCACGAGCTGCTGCGATTTTAAAAGATAATCTTTCAGGCGATATCGAAAATATGGGCGGTGCTTGGCAAGATTTTAGTATTTCCATACAAAAAGTGCTTGGCAATGACTTACGTACTTTCATCCAACAAGTTACAGAAATCATTGATCGAGTCAAAAATTGGGTGGATGCAAACCCTGAGCTTGTACGTACCCTTGCCAAAATTGCTATGCAATTGATCATGTTTAAAGTGGCGATGTTAAGTATTAGATACACCACCAACTTATTTTTTGGGGCCATTGTTGGAGTGATTGCAGGCATTACCAAGCTTGCTATTTTAATGTTTGTATTGCGAACCGTTGCAGGCAAGCTAGGTATCGGCCTACCGAGCCGTTTCACACTCATAGCAAAAACCATTCAACTTGTAAGTCGCGCTTTTACTTTCTTGACCAGTCGTGTGATTCCCTTATTGCTTGTAGGTTTACGGGCAATGAGCATTGCCCTACTTACCAATCCTTTGACTTGGATTATTGCAGCAATCGCCCTGGTCGCATTTGTCATCTATAAATATTGGGGGCCGATCAAAGCATTCTTTAAAGGGTTTTGGGATGGTCTAAAAACTGGCCTTACGCCTGCCATAGATGCAATTCGTAGCGCATTTAATAACATCAAAACCTCACTTGCACCCTTACAACCACTTTGGGATGCGCTGATAGGCGCATGGAATGCATTTAAAGGCGTATTGGGTGAAATACTGACACCAATGCAAGCTTCTAACCAAGAACTCCAAAATGCCACTAATTACGGCAAAATATTGGGTGAATTTATTGGTCTACTTGCAGGTATATTTATCCAATCCTTTGTGACTATTGGCAGATGGTTGGGCGAGACTGCAGCCAAAATCGTGATATTTGTTGGCGCTGCTATGGCTGCATGGGAAAACTTTAAAGGCGGTGTAGTGGCCGTGGGAGCAAGTATTGTTGATCATTTACTTTCGCCGATTCGATTAGTGATTGGCGTTGTCAATATGCTCATTACTGGACTGAACAAAATCCCCTTTGTGAATATTCCAAAAATTCCTCAAATTCCGCAATTTAGTAATACTGCAGCAACTGGAACCACGATCCCCACTAAAACGATTCAAACGCAGCCGATTGTACCTTTACGCTTGCCTCAAGCGAAAACATCAATCAATCATTTTGCACCGGCACAGATTCATATCTCAGGGGTTTCTGATACTCAGGCTGTTGGTTTATTAATGGATCAAAAATTAAAGAATTGGCAGCAGTCTGTCACTTCAGCTCAAAACCGTAGTTATAGCGACCAGGACTAGGAATACACCATGTTAATGAGCCTTGGACAGTTTTTATTTAAAATCGATACCTTGAGTTTTACCGAAATTCAGCGACAACGTGCGTGGAAATATGCTGAAAATGAAGTGGCTGCAGGCAGAGCCAAAAAGCAATACACCGGTGTTGGTTCAGATACCGTAACTTTACCTGGTCTAATTTATGAAGAATACGGGTTCGGGCGTCGCTATGCGATTGATGAACTTGCAAGCATGGCAAGTACTGGCCAAGGCTTTGTTCTTATGGATGGCAGCGGTTATTTATACGGTGTCTATGTCATCGACAATATTGATGAAACCAAGACTTATCTTTTAGACAATGGCGTCCCCCGAAAAGTTGATTTCACCTTAAAACTTTCTCGCACCGATGATGAGCGCATCGAGGAGCAAACTGCACCTGAAAACACAGATGAGGTTATCACATGATAAAAACACCAACATGCCTGATTACTGCAGACAATAAGCCCTTAAATGATTTAATTCTAAGTCGAATCATTAGCGTAACTGTAACCGACAATCGAGCCAATGAAGCAGATGAACTCAGCATTGTACTTGATGATAGTGACGGAGCTTTGGAATTACCCAAACGAGGAGTAAGACTGAATTGTAAAATGGGGTTCATTGGTGAAGAACTTCACGATAAAGGTGATTTCATTGTCGATGAGGCTGAATGGTCAGGTCCTGCAGATGCCATCACCGTAAAAGCCTCGAGCGCTAATTTTAAGAGCAGCATTAAAGTTGCAAAGTCAAAATCATATCACCGCAAATCTTTTGGTGAGGTTGCAAATGAAATTGCGAGAAACCATCAATTAGAACTGATCATGACTGCCGATTTAAAAGCCATAAATTTAAATCATATCGATCAAACCAATGAATCTGATCTCAATCTTTTGGCACGTATAGCAAAGACCAATGGTGCAGAAATGGCAGTCAAAAAAGATCGTTTACTTATTTTTAAGGCTGGCACAGCTAAATCCGCTTCAGGTCAAGATTTGTCATCAATTACGGTGAACAGGAGTGATGGCGATCAATTCCGTTATAACGAGCAAGATCGGGAATCAGATTACACCGGTGTTTCTGCAGGCTACCAAGATTTAGGAAAAGCTAAACGACAGCGAGTGACCTCAGGTAATCCCGAAAAACGTGGTGGTGGTAATGATCCATCAACCAAGACCAAAGTCATTAAAGGGACATTTGCCAGTCGAGAGGAGGCGCAACGTGCGACAGATGCAAAAATGGCAGAAATCAAAAGACAAATGGCAAAGTTCAGCATTAACCTTGCATTGGGCATGCCTGAAATCAGCACCGAGTCCCCTGTCAAACTCGATGGCTTTAAAAAGGAAGTTAATCGTTTGAAATGGATTGTAGAAAAAGCTACGCATACCTACAGCAAGTCCAACGGATTAATCACACAATTAGAATTAGAGGCAGGCATTTAATTATATATCTAATAAGGCTTTCACTACATTACTTAATGCCTGCTCTACAAGGTGGCGTTGCATTACCAATTTGGGTATATTGTATAAATTCGAGCTGGATTTAAATTATGATACCCAATAACCCTGAGCGTGATCTTGAAACATATTTGCCGAAAAACATTAGAGAAAAAGTACTTATCAATAAAAAGAAAACAGTAGCAGAGTTTTTAATCACTGAAATTATTATTTTCATTTCTCAAATATTTATTTTTTTCTTATGCGTACTATTTACAAGTAATTTCTTGAGGAATGAAAAACTACTTGCTGTTTTTGTTAACGCAAAATTAAAAAGTTTAGATGCTACAGAAACTATTATATTAGCGTTTGCATCACTAACAGTAATTGGCATTTTAAATTTAATTCAAAGAGCGGTTCCAAATGAACTTTTCATTGTTAAAATTATAGATAATGTGATAAACCAAGTTCCCAAGCTTTTTTATACTCTTTCAGCGTGGTTTATTGGAGTAGTTTTAGCTGTAATTTGTTTTACTCAAAACAATCCTGATCCAACCAATTCCAGTATATTAGGATATCTTTCATCTATTTTAATTATGTTAACTTTTGGTTTGCTATGTGGTACGGGTCTTGCTTTTATTCTTAACCATAAAAATTTGCTTAAATCTTAATAAAAAAAACCCTCTAAAACTAGAGGGATTTTTACTAAAAATACTTATCTATATCTACTTCTAAATAGTAAGTTCTAACATAATCACAAAAATCTTTAAGATTAGATTTAAACATCTTCAAATTATCAATCATTCCTGCTTTAAATATTTTGAATTCATCTTGATACTCTTGATTAACCCTTCTACCATCAAGTCTTGAAAAGTTTTTCGTGTCATGAGGATAATAAAAATCATCATTATCATAAATATATTTATAATTTAAATAAACTTTATCAATAATTTCTTTCAATTTTTGGTCATAAAATTGAAATGAGAAATCATTATAAACATCAAATAACATATCAAAATCATTTAAGAACTCATGATCCAGAACCTCACCAAAACTATCAAAATAATTTCTTATATTATTATTATTCGCCTTTAAAGCTTCTAAAAATTTTTCAAGTTGATATAAATCTCTTTCTTTTTTCTCTATATCTTCATCCAATATTTTTGGTTTAGCTATGTTATATTTCAATAGAGCATCAACGGCATCTTTAATACTAGCTACAAATTTTTTTTCAATAATTTTCTTATTATTATAATTCTCATCGTCAAGTAGATATGGAGTTCCACGATGTCCTCTCACATCAAATGGTAATAACTCCATTTTTCCATAAGCTTCGTTGCAAATTAGAATTATTCGACTCCAACCTAAATATGCTACAGCATAACCCAGTTCCATCATAACATTAGAATTTGATATCAATTTAGGTAGTTGACTCTCTGGATTTCTAACATCAGTAATAGCACTTACATCAGCAATAAAAAAATCTGCTTGTCTAATCTTAGATAAAAGCTCATCACGTATATGTGGACTTCCAGCAGTTTCATCTGTTGCTTCTAGTAATTTTAAATCATATACCTCAGCAAAGTGAGTAAACGCTGAATTAACTGCATTTTTGATAAAAAACCTATTATATTTTTTATTTAAATCTGACTGCCACGAGTAAAAAAAAACCAAGCTTTCCATAAAATCACCAAAATAATTACATTACTAATAATTCATCTAAAGTTATAACATTAATATTCAAATCTAAAAGTTTATTGATAGCATGAATTTTATCTCTTAGACCATCATCTTTAGTCACAAAATAACTACTTCTCCACGCTGCCATTACATGATACATATCAGCTTCCGTATTAGACGGTTTATTTTTTTTCCTATATTTATCACCGTACGCTGGTGTTAAATTTAGAAGACTAAAAACAATAAAAATCCTTGTACTAATATTGCGAAAATCGACATTTGAAAATTCAATGAATTTCCCAATAAACTCTTTGTGCGAATCAATATTGCTATCCTCAATTCCCATGAAATCTATTAAACCTTTAATTAAAAATTCAAACTGTTCAGAATTTTTATAATTTTTATAAATAGGATTATTTCCTAATGATAAATCCAAAAAACTTTTTCTTAAAATCTTAATATACTCTTTATTTTTATTATTTACTCTCCATTCCTCAATGAAGCACTCTAAAACCTTCCCACTTAAAAATCCATCATTCTCTATAATATATTTTTTCAATACATTACTATCATGGACACTATCAAGATCAATTTTAACATCAGAGTGGAAAATATTAATTTCATTTTTAGGGAATTTATCTCTATTTTTAAAAGATTCATAAAATGATTTTATATCTGATTTTTTCTCAAAATCATCTTTAATATTTTTAGATGAAAAAGCCAGATAAATTCTTATCACATCTGTAAAGAATACTTCAAATATCCAACTATCATCCATAAAGTTTTTTTCTAGAAAATTCAGATCAATATCAACCCATTCTTTCTGAGTAGTTTTTCCTAAATCCTTACAATGAGCTTCAGATAATGGAACTTTATACTTTTTCTTTACATCTAAAAATTTCTGCCATTTTTCTTGAGCGTTTATATCAAAATCAATTTTCTCAAAAATATCTTGTTTCAAATCCTGAATTGCATTCCAATCAAAATAAATATGTGGAATTGGATGTAATAATGAATTTTGTATTGCTAAAGTTGCTTTTTGAGAATTTTGCATGTTTACATAACCTGTTTTTGGCTATTTTAGTTTAAAGTAATTACTTGCATTCACTCACAATTTAACAAAGTTAAGTAAGCTATTCAACCTAAATCTAAAAGGCTTCATTCACTTTAAGCTGTATTAAAAAAACCTGTAAATTTAACTAAAAATTGCCCCCATGCATCGACTCAAAATGACCCGATCCATTAGCTCAGTATGAGCTAACGCATTGTATCAAAAAGAAACTTTCTTCTATATACAAATAGAATTAAGTATTAGAGATATAAAAGAATGAAATTTTCTACATTAGTTGACTTCAAAAAAAATCATCGTTATATTGCATACATCACAGCAAAACTGTGAACGGGCGTAGGAACCTGTTTTATCATCACTGAGCGCAAAACAAAGTCGCTTATGCGGCATTTTTTTTGCCAACTGTTTAGTCAGTCGTTACGGTAGGCTAGGCAGGGCAGCCTTGTGCTGGCCGTACTCAGTGAACGGTATTCCTACACCCTGCTTAGTCTGCCACCATCCCGTAGGAAGGATGTTGTCAGGTTTTATAACTTGTCACTGAGAAAACCGTTATGAACACTCAAAACAAAAGTGTGCATTCAGCACCTGTATGTCTAGACACCCTCTGTATTCAACGCTTAAATGCGCCTGATTTCGCCCAACCAGAAAAGCTCAGTATTCAAATTTTGAAATTTCTTCGTTCTAAAAAACGAGGTTAAATCATGCCTAAAATTTATATACAAACAGAATTAGGCACTGAAAAATGTTGCCCCATGTGTAACGAATACTTCCCTTTTGACGAAGAATTTTATTTTAAAAATGGATTGAAAAATGGTGTTCAAAAGTGGGCTGCTCGTTGTAAAGCGTGTTATATGCAGTCTTATCGTATTGGGTATGACATATGAAAAACATACTTCTTCAAAACAACGAATATCCAATTATTGCCTCGCCTATGCTCTGCAACGAACTGGGCTTACCTGCTGCAACTTTTTTACAAAAGCTGTATTACTTACTCAACGAAACTCGAAAATACAACCGTAAAAAGAATCTAACCCAACACAATAACCGTAAGTGGTGGTTTCATACCTATAAAGATTGGACCGAAACTTTAGGCTTTTTTAGTATTTCCACTATCAAACGTGCAGTAGCAAAGCTTAAACAAATGGGCTTAATTGAAATTAATAAGCTAGATCCAAACAAGTCTATGCGTGTCAATTACTACACCATCAACTATAAAAAACTCAAAGAAATATTCGGTTTAGTTACTTTGCAAAGAAAGCCTGAGCCAACTTCTGGTGTTTCTCAAACACCAAAGGGTACAGATTTACCGTTTAATCCTGAAGCAACAGCAGATCAAGTCAGTACCTTGCCTGACATCAATCGACAGCTCTATCGCCAATTACGCAAGCTTAAACTCGACATTGCTTATGACAGCCCCCTACTCTTGGCTTGGCAAAATCGACAACGGGAAGTAATTGCTTATGTTGCCTCAGCAACATCAAGACTGGATATAAATAAATGGCAATGGCATACACCCAAACAGGTTATGCCTGCACATTTGATAGGGATATAAAAAATGAGAATTTCAACAATTATTCTTAGAGTTAAGAACCCCCAAAATAACAAACGTCAATTGTTTGTTTCTTCAAGAAAACTTTACAATCTGATAAGTCCTAATGTTTCTTATAAAACCTTCGTTGAAACCAATATAACCTGGTCTAAACTCCGAGAAAATATTGACTATCACTACAATCAACAGTTTGATAGCTACAATTTAAGTATTAGTTCTGTCCAAGCGACATTAATACTTGAAAACACGGAACAAAGTTGGAAGTATTTCAATGAATTATCCGATCTCATAACCAGTTGTTTTTCAACTATTAATGAGAAGGGGTAAAAAATCATGGATATTCAAACGAGATTGTCATTACTAGACCAACATTTAGCATTATTAATTGAAAGTACTGAGAACTGCGAAACCTTGACTGGTGAATCTGTATCAGCAACTTTATTTATGATTCAGGAACAGGTACGTCAGATTCAATCTTCCGTGGATGAAAAGGGTTAAAAAAAGCCCTCATATGAGGGCTTTTTAAAAATTTAACAAAGTGATTGACTTAACAAAGCTTATTCGTATGATGAGATAAATCATAATTTTAGGCAAATATCATGTCATTTCAAGATAACAATGACTCATTAACCGCATTAGAAAAGACTTTGAAAGTATCAGAAGCATTGCAAAAGAAATTTCAACTTCCTAAATCTCTTGAAAAGATGCTAAATTCGCAAAAAAAAATAGAGCAAATTTATAGCCCTTCATTTTCCATGAGAGAATTATTTAAACAACAAGAGCAATTAAACAAAGCTTTTGAATTACCTAAAACTTTACAAAAAGTTATAGATCAACAGCAAAAAATAAAAAGCTTGTTCCCTGAGTATTTTAAAACTACCTCTAGCTTAATATTTCCACAATCTATCTTCGGCTCGCAATATAGCTGGCATAGTTTGCTAGCAACCACAGATAGTATTTCAACACTTCAATCTATCTCAAAATCAATATCAAAACAATATTCTAGTTCACCAGCAACATTTTTTTCAGATTATGGCATCTCGGCTCTACTAAATATTCAAAAGCAAATGCAGTTCTTCCCTACAGAGATACAAAATCAACTAGTAGATGATGTGATATATATGACAGAGGAATTCGACGTAAGTGAAGAAGTTCAATCAGAAGTTTCAGTTTTTTTTAAAGATATGATTAGATTGAGTATCGAAAATTTAACAACTGATTATAACTATAATGCTATTTCTCAAAAAGCAAAATTTATCATTTCCTATATATACCAATATTATATTGTAACTTTACTTCTCGGTATTTTAAGTTGTGCTATTTATGAATATCAAGTTAAACCTAAAATTGACCCTTATTTTAATCAAAAAGAAATCAAGACATTGATAAAGCAAGAAGTCAAAAGAAATGATTTATTGTCATTATATGGAGAAAGAATTACTTCTGTTAATGTAAACTTAAGAGTAAAGCCAGATCTTACATCTGAACTTATTGAAATACTTGATAGAGGGACTTTTTTACATATTATAAATGACCCCCAATTACACAAATCTTGGCTCAAAGTAGAAGTTGATATGAATGGAGAGAAAGTTCAAGGTTATATCTTAAGACGTTATACATTTATAGTTAAACCTTAATATCTCTCTCTAATGGACCACGTCCAAATATTAGCCAAAAACTAAAACTAAATACTGCAATATATCCTAAGTAGGGAAAATAATTTTCACCATTTTCCCAGTCGAAAATAGTAAACCCATAATCTATTCTTAGCCAAATTAAATTAGATACAGTATCAATAATACTCATGAAAAATATCATAAAAAATAGTACCTCTAATTTACTTGGGATTCTATTTTCAATTTTAAAAATAAAATATTCTGGCTTTAGTAGCCAGAATATAAAAAGATATAACGCACTGTAGTAAACACTATCGATGAAATATACAAGCATGACCATTATAATGACTCAAAATTATTTTATATAACTTGCTATTATAGATTGATTGGCTAATAAATATTCATAAAACTTTATTTCTTACTAAAACTCTCCGAAAAATTGCGTACTAAAATCATCAAAGTATCTTTCTGACTTGGCTCCACAGAATTCCAAAGTTTAAGCAATTCTTTAGTTTCCTCGGAAAGTAAATTTGGCTGAGTTCTTTCCCCGGTTATTAGATAATAAACATCTACACCTGCTACATGCAAAGCTTCTAAATCATCTTGCCCAATAACACGGTCGCCTTTTTCATAGCGCATTACAGCCATATTTTTCTTACCAAATAAAGCAGCAAAATCTTTTTGAGAAAGACCTAAACGTAATCGTTCTTCACGAAGACGTTCGCCTCTTTGATCGTTATTTTCATTTAACATTTGGGATAAATCCATATATCAATTATCCCAAATGGGATAATATCTCTTTATTCATTTACCATTTTAACAAAATTCTTCATCTACCACAGTTGAAAACTGTGACTTCCAAAGGAAACACAAAATGGCTACTCAAGAATCTCAAAAAGAAGTCCAAGTGAGCTTTCGCACTACACCCGAAATCAAACGACTTGCACGTATAGAAGCAGCGAAAGAAGACAAAACTTTAAACGAATGGATAAAGCACCTTGTTGAAAAAAATCTTTCAAACACTTCTTCTCAAAACTCAGAATTATCATAAGTCACTAGTTTTGGGGAATTCATGCCAAGCGCACTTTCTGAAATAAATGGACACATTTTAAATGAAAAAATTTGCTGTCCGGTGTGTGACAAGTCATTAAGAATTTTGGGGACTGTTGTTTATTTAGAAAATCCTAAAGGTTATGTAGGTGAGTGTCGGGAGCTGACATGCATGACTATGGTTCATTTTCACATTCAAATATCAAATGTGATTGCTCCAAGTCGTTTAATAAAATCAGTAAAGGAATTGAACGATGAGTAAATCAATTGGTTTTTATTGCCCTCACTGTGGCATGCGTATGCATGTATCTAGTCGAAAAAGACCTTCTCCACTCTTACATGAGTTGATTGTTTCATGTCGCAATGATCAATGTCTTGCAAGTTTTGCAGCGAGTTTAGAAATGGTGCGACCAATTCAGAACAGCATCAATCCTAATCCTGAAGTTCAAACAGGATTACCACAGCATAAACGCCAGTGGGAGCAAGAACTTGAACATCACATCGAAAGTTTAGAACTCCAAACCTCAATTGATGAACACCAAAAAAATTATGTAGAAGGATTTATTTCTGCGCTCTTCCATTCGTCAACAATTGATTTGACGAGGGCAACGACTTACCGCAATCGACTTCTACAAATGAAACTTATATAGGCATTAATGATGGATCTTCAGCGTCGTATTAACGACAGACTTAACCAACTATTTAACTTTAAAAGAGTCGGTGAATGGTATCGTCAAGGTCTTTGTCCAAGTTGTAATGAGAAAGAACTTTACACACATGCTGAAACACCACGCATGGTGAAATGTGGACGTATCAATAAGTGTGGTTATGAGGAATACGTCAAAGATATCTGCGAAGAATTTTTTAAAGATTGGTCAGAATATCACCCTAAAACCCCTGAGAATCCAAATGCCGCTGCAGATGCATATTTGAGGGATGGACGAGGTTTTGACCTTAAAAATTTAAAAGGTAGATATACACAGGAACTATATCAAGCACCTAAAAATAGAAATTTAGTCAGTGCAACTGTTCGCTTCAAATTAGCTGACGGAATCTATTGGGAAAGGATCATTGATCGTCCTGATCGTTTTGGTCGTCAGAAAGCCAATTTTATTGGTAAATGGACTGGCTTGGCATGGACAATACATGAACTAGATGAACTCTGTACTGCAGGCAGTATATGGATTACTGAGGGCATCTTTAACAGTATTGCGCTGTCACAATCAGGCATTATTAGCTTGAGTAATATGAACAGTGGCAATTATCCAACACAATTATTAGATTCGATCAGCAAACGTTGTCATGAACTCAAGAAAGATAAGCCGCGTTTAGTTTGGGCTTTGGACAATGACAACGCAGGCAAGAAGTTTTTACCTAAACACCATAAGCATGCAACCGATCAAGGTTGGATCTCTACCGCTGCCCTTCCACCAACACCGATTAATGGAAAATCTCTAGATTGGAATGATCTATTTCAACGTGAGCAACTCACAGAAAAAGATCAGGAGAAATACCTCCATTTTGGCAAGCTTCAAATTGTTGAAACACCTGAAGAAGCTGGATTATTAATCTACAATTTTTATGGTAGCAATCTAAGTAAATTCTTTTTCAATCATAAGTTCCGTACCTACTGGTGGGAATTAGATTATGAAAAATATAACAAAGCTGTCCAATATGTTGAGGAAAGCCAACAAGAACAGATGCTTTCAGAAGATGAAAAGCGTATTCAGGCATTAAAAACATGTTCTTCAGCGAAAGAAATCTGTAATGCACAACTTGAGCCGCTGTATTTCCAACGAAACGAAATCACCGATGAATCTTGGTATTACTTCCATCTACAAAGCCCATGGGGTGAAACCAAGACCACTTTTACCGCAGAACACATGGCGTCACGTAGTAAGTTTAAGCCTCGTGTAATGTCCGTGCTTTCAGGTGCGATGTGGACTGGCAGTGATCAGCAACTAGAAACCTTTATCAAACGTAAAACTGAAAAATTACGTGAAGTTAAAACTATCGATTTCATTGGCTATAGCAAAGATTATCAAGCCTATATCTTTGATAAATATGCTGTGCATAACGGGCAAGTTATCCCCAAAAATGAACATGATTTCTACAAAACAGGAAAAAAAGAATTAAAAAGCTTGGCAAATTCACCAGTAATTACCCTGAATCCTAAGAAGGAATTTTCTGCAAATTGGTGGAAAGATTTTTATACATTGAATGGCGCCAATGGCTTAATCATTCTTGCTTGGTGGACAGGAACATATTTTGCTGAACAGATCCGTGCGCTTAACTCCTCATATCCTTTTTTTGAATTTGTTGGTCAAGCAGGTGCAGGTAAATCAACATTGCTTGAGTTGCTTTGGAAATTTAGCGGTCGAGAAGCCTATGAAGGTTTTGATCCGAATAAATCTACCAGTGTGGCAATTTATCGTAATTTTGCCCAAGCCTCTAATATGCCGATCGTTCTAATTGAAGGCGACCGAAATGATCAAAATGGTGGTGTCCAAAAAGCTAAATTTAGTTGGGACGAATTGAAAGATGCCTTTAACGGTCGAGCAATTCGTTCAAAAGGCTTAAAAACAGCAGGTAATGAAACGTATGAGCCACCATTCCGTGGTGCAATCATGATCAGTCAAAACACGCCCATACAAGCCTCAGAGGCGATTTTATCTCGTACCTTGCATATTACAGTGACAACAAAAGACCATAATCTTGACAAGAAAAGAATTGCCGACCGTCTTTCTCGTATTTCATTAGAAGACGCATGTACTTACATGACACATTGCTTAAAAAATGAAGCAAAAATTCTGCAAACCTATTCAGAAAATATCCAAGCTTTAGAAGAAGAGTTTCATCAAAAAGGTATTACTCATACACGAATTGCCCTTTGTCATGCACAAGTATCAGCAATGATTGATGCAGTTGAACAACACGTTTTAAAAGAAGTCATAGACTTAGAAGAAATTTGCGATGCTAAACGTATTTTAGAGGCAATGGCACGTGAACGTGTAGAGCAATTAAGTAGCGACCACCCAATGGTTCAACAATTTTGGGATGCCTACGAATATATGAATGTCAGCAGAAATGCATCATTTAGTTTAAATCATCATGATCAGGATTCCCAAAGCATCGCTATCAATCTCAATGAAGTCTACAAAGTCGCTGCTCGTAACTATCAATCATTACCTGACATCAATGAAATGAGAACGCTACTTCGATCTAGCCGGCGTTATAAATTCATTGAAATGAATAAACCGGTTAAGTCTAAAAACTTCCCTGCAGATGAAGTAAAAAATGCGACATCAGAAATGCGTGAACGTGTCGTCAAATGTTGGCTTTTTACCAATCCATACTACAACCAGCAAACATCTTTTAAATAATTTTTAAAGCGTTAATAAACAAAATTGCACTTATGTTTAAGGAGAATTAATTTATGAAAAATAAATCTTTTAGAATTACTCGTGGCGGTTGGTGGCCATGTGAAGAAAAAGTACTTAATTCAATGCTTGAAGATAAATATCCTGTACATTTTATTGCAGAAGTACTAGGACGAGATCGTTTAGGTGTTCATGCAAAAATTGCATTGATGGAACGCCAAGAAGCAAGGAAATTGGAGGATGCAGCATGAACGATAACGCATTCGATCAATATCTTTTAAAAATGACAAAAGTATTAGATTCAAAATTGATTCTACCTGTTGAGCACCAACTTTGGGACGAAAAAGATATCGCAAAATATCTAAAATATACAGTGGATTATACGAGAAAAAATATTATCCCCTGCCCTAACTTTCCACCTAGTCGACAGTTACCGACATCAAAAGATAGTGATCGTACATCACCACGTTGGAAAGCAACAGATGTAATTAAATATGCTATGGCGTTTGATAAATCAAATTTGAAATACAATGGGAATTGAGAAGAATAAAACATATAAAAGCCATAAAAGTGGCTTTTTTTTATCTATGATTTTCTAAGCGATTAATCTTGATAAACCAGGACTGATATTTAGTTCTTCCAAAATTTCATCGTTAGTTGGATTATAGTAAATCAGAGCCTGCTTAGGATCTTTCCAACCAAAGATCTTACATAAAGTTAAAGCATTTTTTATACGTTTAGCCATTAAACTTGCCGCTTCATGTCTTGAATCATGAAAAGTTAAATCAGAGTTTTCTAAACCTGCAGCCTTTCGAGCCTTTCTAAACAATGTATCCCTAGATCCATCAGAAACAGTAAAAACTTTTGGGGAGTTTTTCCGGTCAATTTTTATGGCCAACGTCCAAAGCTGAAGCGCAAAATCATCAAGTGGGACATTACGACTAGATCCATTCTTAGTATCAGGCAAACGTATAAAACGTTTTTCTATAAAAACATCTGACAATGGTCGATTAACAATTTCACCTGATCTCATACCAGTGGCCATTGCTATTAACCATATTAAACCTACTTCTTGCGTCTTCGAATTTGGAACAGTGCCTGGTGTATATTTCAAAGCTGTAAGTATGCTTTGCAATTCATCTATTTCAATACGACGTTCACGATGTTCAGGTTTTTTGGGTTTTCTCAAATTTTCTACTGGATTAAAGTCGATCCAACCTTTATCTCGCCTACACCAGTTAAAAAAGGCAGATAGTGTAGAATAGTCACGAAGTACACTCGCAGCGCTTAAAGGGCGAATTGTCCGGTTCATCACCAAGCTTTCCCATTGCTTGAGGTATTCAGAACGATAATTTACCAATGGCCAATCTACAAATGGTAGATTATTTTGATAATATTTTAGCCGTTGGATCTCTTTTTTTGCAGTTTTCTTATACCTAGACACTTCATTCATATATCTAGTCAATGCTTCTTCTACTGTAAGAACTATTTTATTAGTTAAGGCTTGTTTGGTAGAAAAATTTAAGAAGAATTCACGCTCTTGAATCTCTGCCCACCGCTTCGCATAATTCTTAGATTTAAATGTTTTACTTTTTCTTTGATTGAAGGCAATAAGATCTGCTCTCCACTTACCATTTTCAAGTTGATAAATTGACAGACTCATAAAGTTTACAACCTCAATGACTTATACAAATAAACACACGTTAAAAATGTGTAAAAAACGTGTAAATGAATACCTAAGAATACCTCAAAATACCTTTAAAAAAACCAACACCCAGAAACGAAAAAACCCCGAAGCCTTTGTATATCAAGGCTTCGGGGTTTATCTAATCTGTTTAACCTAAACTAATGGTCCCGAGGGTCGGACTCGAACCGACACGTCATCGCTGACAGTGGATTTTGAGTCCACCGCGTCTACCAATTTCACCACCTCGGGAGAGGTTGTGTGCGTATAATAGCGCGTTTCATTTTCTTGTCAACGACAAGTTTTCACATTTGTTTAATTTTAAGGCATATTTGGTTTTTTTGGATTATAAAACATCAATTTCAGCCATTAATTTGAAAAACGACTATACTAGCGGCAGTTTTTAAATCCCAAATGTCAGTTTTTCTTCCTC